CATAAAGGCCGTTGGTTTCCTTATAGACCCGATAGTAAGCAACGCGTTCGGTCGCCCCTGGCCCGGTCAGCACAACTTTCGTTCCCACCGGCCAGCTATCCGCCGCAGGCCCGGTAACGGAAAAGGCATCCGAAGGCATCGACTCCTCGCCGGTTTCCTCAGAAACCGCCGTCACCTTGTAAGACAGCAGTTCGCTATTGCTGCCTGCGCTCCCGCTGCACACCGCTGACCAAGCGTCACTGGTCGTAGACTGGTATTCCCACACCGACCACCCCTCTATCCCCACATCATCGGTACTGGACAGGTTCCCTAAAACGACGCCGGTCGCGGTAACCGCATTGCTCGCAATGGCAGTGATAAAGACCTCTCCACTGGTGCTTGGTCCGTGGAACTTGAGAATACGCCCCACGTCTGCGGCTTGCCAAAAAGCAACGTCAACGCCATAGGATCCATAGGCCCTAATCGAAATCGCCCCCCCGGTATCGCTGGGCACCATATGAATGGTATCGCCCCCATCGCGCACCTTAACCAGTTTCCAGGTGGTATTCTCGGTATCGGGCAACACAAAGCGCGGCACAAAGTCCAAGGTAGTAAAAGCCCATTCAGTCCAAGACGACCGCTCTAGCTTGGCGGGCGGGTGGCTGGCATGGGCCAGATAGAGGATATCGCCCGACTGGGCATGATCTATCTCGGCGGCTTCGGCGGCACTATAGGGGGTTTCGACCACCACCACCTGCCCGGCCCCATCCAGCACTAACCCACCCTGGTACCAAATCCGCATGGTGTAGTCGCCGAACTCCAGCATACACACCTGATCCGCCGAGGCATTAAAGCGAAAAGGCACCAACGCCGGACAAACCGCATGGTCCGCCACATCGCCCAAATAGGCAAACCCGGCCCGGTTCGACACCCCCCCAGTCCGATGCACCAGAAAATTCCGGCACCGCCGCAAGGCCACCGCATACTTCTTGATATCCACCCGCCCATAAAGCGACGGCGACAACTCGCCCCCGGCTAGGCTGGGCTGGAACAATCGCTGTGTCATGGTGAAAAGGCCTCCCCGTGAACAGGCTCCACCATCAGCCGAGGGCGACCTGGTAGCGCCCTCAAACGCCGGGCGCGGGCTCCGCCCGCTTGGCTTGCGTGCCCACGTGGGCACGGGGCCTCAATGGCCCAGTTGCCGGCTAGGCTGGGCTGGAACAATCGCTGTGTCATTCCGTCCCCTCCCGCCCCTGCACCTCGACCAACAGCGCGGCCAAAGCCTGCCCATCGACCTCGGCCAGCATGGCAACCAGGATCAGCCCCATATTGCGGTGCCCCTCGCGAAAGGCCATCACCGCCGGATCACTGTCAAAGCTCGACGCAAAAGGCGCGGTCTTCTCCAACAGACGCCGCAAGACCCGCCGTCCTTGCGGCAAAGCCACCACCGCCCGCAGGTCATCCCGCGCCTCGTCGGCCTTGCTCTTCTTCCGCCGCTGCCGAGGGGCCAAATCCTCGACCTGCCCCACCGCAAAAGTGGGCTCATTGCCGTTTTGCCCGCTCATTACAGCCCCCCACCCATCGCTTGCATCACATCGGTCAGGCCATTCTTGCCGCCGGTATCAGTCTCAGACAGCAGCTTTGCGCCCTGAACCGCCTGCATCATGCCTTGCTGTTGCTGTTGCGCCACCTGGGCGGCTTTCTGGGCCTGGGCCCGTTCGGCGCGCAGCGCTTCAACCTCCTTGTCCGAGCGGATGATATGGGGCGGTGCGCCAATGGCCTTCGCCACCTCGTCCACCGCCTGATCACGATCCAGCTTATCCAGCACCTGCGGATCAATCCCCGCCAACTGGCCAATAAAGCCCACCACCCGCTCAATCCCGCCAATCGCCACCGCCCGCTGCGCCTGCGCCAGCATGGAAATGTACTCAACCTTAATCTCGTGCCCGTCCAACACCCCGGGAACCTCGGGCAAGATGTCGGCCCGCAGGGCAATGGCAAAGGTGCGATCAATCAGCGGGTCCAACAGCTCATGGTGCAGCCGCTCTAAAACCGGCCCCAGCATCAGCAACTTTTCTTCCCGCCGTGCATCAATCTCGGTGGCGGTAACACCAGACCGTTCCATCTCGCTAATCATCCGCCACAGGTCGGCATAGAACGCACCACGAATGCGGTTGCGCACATATTCCATATCCTGCTGCAGCTCCATCACCCGTGGTTGCACCTGATAGAGCGGCGAAGCCATCGGCATCGCACCGGCCTGCGGATCATAGAACGTGGTGCCATTGGGCAGCGCATTGACCACGCTTTCGGCCCGCAACGAGGACGGCACATTCAGCGGCGGCGAAACCATTTTCTGAATCGCCTTCGACTTCTCGCGCTCTTGAACCTGCAACTGCTCCACATCGCCCAAGGCATCCATCGCCGGACTGGACCCATAGATATCGTTGCCGGCCAAGTTCCAACGCGGACAAAGCGCCGGAAACTCGTCAAATCCCGTCTCGCGCAAGAACGCCCCGGCAGTCCCGCCCATCTCCATCCAGACCGAGCGGAACCGCTTGCGCGGCCCCGGCAAAGGCCCTGCCTCCCCCTGCCGCAAAGGCCGATAGTCCGGGTTAGGCTCGATCACCTGCAACAGATCAACCCAGCCGTCCAGGGCGTTATTGTCCCACTGCTGGCGCACGGTGGGCGACACCCGCGACCAGTCGTATTCCCCTGGCGCGGTTTCTACGAACTCCTCAACCACCTGCCCGACGGTCAGGCTCATTTCGCGGTAGAGCGTCTCGACCTTGCCGGTCTTAGACGGCGCAATGCAGTATTGCCCGGCGGTCAAGGTTTCGCAGGTAATGACGCTGTCAAAGTCCTCATAGACCAGCATCACCGCCGTTCCAAAGGCCGACAGTTCCTCATAGACCGAAAACAACGCGTTATAGACGTTCGACCGGTTAAAGACCTCGCGCAAAAGCCCCTCAACATCGGCCATCCAGCGCTTGACCTCGCCGTCTTCCATCAAGGCCGGCGAGCGCGAGGCCAGCCGAAACCAAGGCCGCGCCGGAGAGGTTACCCCACTCATCAACCCCGAGGCCAAAGTCCGCAACGACAGCGTGCCGGTATTGTCGATGATCTTGCTATTGCGCCGCCCGCCCTTATTACGGTCACTCAATAAGAACCGCCCCCGGCGCGGCAAGACCATATCCGACACCTGCCGCCAATGGTCAATCCAGCTTTCGCGCTCGCTTTTCAGGCCGCTCAAACGCTGCAAATAGCGTTTTCGACGGCTATTAAAATCCGTTCCCCGCTCTGCCATCTCTTACTGCCCCAACAGGGTTTTTCCCGCCGTAGCTGGGGTGCCACTGGCCCCGCTGCCACTGGTCAAGATGGTTGTTTTGGTTCCTGCGGCCGCATAGCGTTTCTTGGCCGCCCCATAGGCTTCCTGCACCGCGTTATCGGCCATCGTTGGCGCTTTGGTTGCCTGCACCGTCGGCGTTGCAATCTGGGGGCTTCCGCCCCCGCCCATCAATCCCATCTCGCCCTTCTCCTTTCTTACACGCCACGCGCTTGCAGCCAGGACGCAACCCCAGCCGCGCGGGCTTGTCCTTCGTTGGCATCGACCGTACGGGCCTGCGACAGGGCGGCCTGATAGAGTTTCTGCATGATGTCCCACATGTTCTTGTCCTGGGTCAGGGGGATCGCACTCTCTGCCGCGATCTTGTAGGACAAGGCTTCGATAAAAAGCGGATCAGCCCGCGACAAGTCGTTCAGCCGCCCCGTATAGAGCAGCACAGCGTTGCCGAGGTCCGACAGGATCACCCGTGTTCCGTTGCCGTCCGTCGTCACCTCATAGGGGACGGGATCCCCCCCCGGCACCGGGTTGTGCAGCTTGCGCACCGCCAAACAGTCGGCAGGATAGCCATAGACATAGGCCCACCCCGCCCCATTCAGGGGGCTATCAACCACCGCCAAAACCCGTTGCCGCCCTGCAAACCCCCAAGGATGAGCGCGCAGCACCGTTTCCAAAGAGTTTTGGAACAGGTGGTTAATGACCAAAGCCTCGCGCGATCGCTCTTCCAAAGAGGCAATCGACTTCCCCCCCAGCCGGGTCAAAGCCATATTTGCCACCGATACCGGGGAGGTCGTCATGCCTTAGCCCTCCTGCTCGGTCGAGGCTTCGGCTTTCTGGCGCGGCTTGCGCAGCGGGATCGCCCCTTTGCCGTCCGCCGCTGCCCCCGTCGCCACCTCGGGCACCGGCTCGCTCGCCGCCGGGGCATCGGTCACCGCCTCGCTCGCCGCCTCAAGCACCGGCCCCGTCCGCGTGATTTCCCGCATCACCTTCGATGGCGGGCCATCAAACGCCACCATTTCGCCCTTAACCCGGCGCACGCCGTTAATAAAGGCGTCCCCGGTCAACAGATAGTCTGCCATTTTCTAGCCTCCCTGGTTGCCGATCCCGCCTTAGACCGCGTCGGCATAGGCGGTCCAGGCCGCCGGGTCATTGGTCAAAAAGGCCTTAATCGCCCCGCCGGTAAAGGCCGCCCCGCCGGTGGTCTGCACCAAGCCGACATAGCGTTCATAGGCCCCATTGGGCAGCACCACCGACGCCAAGACGGTCCCCGCCGTCATCGCAGCCACCGGAAAGACTGCCGTGGTCAGATGCACCGTGGCGCTGCCATCGGTGGCAGGCGTTTCCACCGCATCGGACACCAACGAGAACGAGGCCGTCGCCGCCCCGCCCGAGGTCGCGCCTTCGCTGGCCATGATCACCAAAGACAGGCCAGAGCCCTGCCCCATATCCAGGCCCGAGGCCTGCAAGTCGATCACATCCCCCAGCGCATAGACCCCAGGGGCTCCGGTGTTCAAAGCCACGCCATCACAAAACTCATTCCGACTATCGATAATCATCGCGCATTCCCTTTCCGGGCAAAAAAGAACGGCGCCCCACCCAACAGGACGCCGCAAACCACAGACCAAAAAAAGACCGCGTCCCAGTTAGGAGACAGCGGCCTCGGTGTTCAGCAGAGCATCGGTGGTGCGCACCGGAATGTCGTCAAAGGTCATCACCCGTTTCCCGGCGACGGTTTCCCAGCTCATGTTACTGCTGATCTTTTCCAGGATGCCCAAGCGCAGCTTTTCGCGGGTGGTGCGGTTGGTATACCAGCAGGCCCGCCCCCGCCCCAGTACCGGAATCCGTTCCGAGGCCATGATCATCGAGGTAATCAGCCCCTTGGTGTTTTCCAGCGTGCCCAGGTCCGAAACGTCGATATTGGCAATGCGCACCACATAGCGCCAATCGCGCACGGTCAGACCGCAATCCCACCGATAGTGGGACCGATAGGCCTGCATCCGGCCCCCTTTCCCATCAACGTTCTCGATGGTCACCGCGCCCAGGTCTTTATTCTGCAACCCGGCCTTAGACCCCTTGGGCACGATGCCATGGACGGTATCCGGCCCCCAGACCACCAGCCAGATCGAGGTATTGTCCGCCCCAGTGCCGCCATGGTTGATGATATTATCCGCGTTTTCCGCCGACAGGTCGTTATAGCGCGGCGCCAACCCGGTAAAGGCCTCGGGCATGGACTTTTCATTGCCATAGAACAGGGTCGAAGCCATTTCCTGGCTCATGCCCTCGATATGGGCTTTGTCCTCGGACAGCCGAAAGGCCGCCGTGTTGCCATTGAGGTCTGCCAAGGCCTGATCGACTTCGGCATAGGCTTCCAACATGCCGCAGCTATCAGTGACCTGCACCCGGCTCGACTTGCTGGGCTGCACGCCCCCATACAGCTTACGCCAAGTCGGGGACGGCAAGCCCGACCGAATGGTGGTGCGATGTCCGGTGGGCAGGTTGCCTTCCTGCCACGTCATATCGTCCAAAATCTCGTTGACCTCGGACAGGATTTCTACCACCGGCTCCACCTTCCCATCGGGGCCGGTCGCCACCGAAAGATCGGCCAAAGTCGGGTTGTTAGAAAGAACAGCCATCGTTTTTTAGTCCTTGTAATGAGAGGGGTACATTTTCCGCAATACGGCCTCTTGGCCCCCAGCGGCAGCGGAAGACGCGGCAGGGGCTTTCCCGTCCTCGCCCAGGGTTTTGCCAATCCGATAAAAGGCGCGGATCACTTCGGGGTGATTGCCGAACCCGCTCTGGGCCAGCAGTTGGGACAGCTCCGGCGAGCCATAAGCCTGCAAGGCTTTGCGCGCTGCTCCCATGCTGGCGTCAAACGCAGCCCCGCCGAATTCCTTGTCTGCCTTGGCATCATCGGCCCAGCCCTGGATTAGGGCGGCCTGCGCCTCGGCTTGTGCGGCGACGGTCTGCGCATGCAGATCAACCATGCTTTGGGCGGCCTGCTGGCTTAGCCCGTGCTCGGCGGCCAGCGCCTTAAAGGCGTCCATCGTCGGGCCCGACAGGTCCAAGCCCTCGGGCGCGGTGAAGTCGTCATAAACGATAGGCTCTTTGGCGGCCTCGCTCTCCTTGTCCGCCTCACCGCCTTTCTCCTCGGCGGCATCGGTCAGCAACGACCCCGGCGGCTTGGCCTCGGCGGGCTTTTCCGTGCCGTCCTCGGCCTGCGCTGTGCCCTCACCCGCCGAGGCCTGGACAGCGGGCGCAGCTTCACCACCACCACCGCCCGCCCCCTCATCGGCAGGGGCAAAGACCACCCCCAGCCCGACCCCGACGCCACCCAGGCGAAAGCGCCCAGGCCAAAACCCCGCCGCTGAGCCGCTGCCCAGCACGGTTTCCGTGCGATCCATGATTACCTCTCTGTGCTTTAAATGCTGCTCAAGGGGTCAAACTCCCCCACTGCAAAGGCCGGAGCCCCGCCCGCAGCCTGCCGTTTCGGCGTTGCGATCAACGCCAAAGCCACCGCATCGCCCCGGTCGGGGGACCGCCCCAGGCGCGCGATAATCTCTTGCTTGCTTTCCAGCAAA